CCGCTGTTGGTAGCGAACACCGCATTCGACGGGTCCACCCCGCAGCTCCTCATCGTAGCTCTGGAAAATCTAAGCTTTGATCCAGATATCTCTTGGACTTCAGTGCGGGCGAATTTTCCTGGGCCAGAGGAAAGTTCGACTTCCCTGTACAGCCTCAACTCGACCTCGTCGCTCTCAAGTGGGGTATCTGGATCCCATGGGATTAATGGCTCGAGCACGTAGAGGGGCGAGTCGTTGGCTGCTGGAGGCGGGCCGAATCGGTCGGTCTCCGGAGTCGACATTGGGACATCTCTCCCTTCCAGCCACTCTCGTTCTACGACCAAGGTTTTCGCAACCTCGCCCACCATATAGGCAGGCACGCCTCTAGTTTTCCAGTTTGTGATGTTCTGGTCGTTATCCAGATCTAGGATCCGTGCGAGTTGCGCGCCCGTGATTCCGGCGAACTCCAGTGCTTGACGGAAGCGTTGCCCTTTGAGGCGGTGTGGTTGTTTACTCATAAACAGGATGTTACAACCCTTGCGTCGAAATGATAACAAACGTATTGTTTGCTTCGGTTGTTCGTTTTGTTTTCTTTGGGTGACGTATGAATACGCCTGATCAGGTGTTCGATTTGATCGTACGAGTTGCGGGAGAGGCCGGAAAACGTCCGTCGCAGCTTGCGCGGGAGTGTCAGGTTAGCCCTCAGCGCTTTTTCAACTGGCGGCATCGTGGCGTACCAGTTGCCCATGTTCGTCCGCTTGCAAAAGCACTTTCGTGGGGGCTTTTGCCGCATGAATTGCGGCCAGACTTGCCTGAAGTATTTCCGGCACCTGAAAGCGTCGTTGTAAGAGCGGCTTAGAAAAAAGGCGACCTAAAGGCCGCCCAGTTCCTCCCGGCACACACCACCACAGTGCTGTCGGGGCGCGATAAAAGTAGGCGTGCACACCACATGCTAAACCGCCTCCTTTTACCGCGCTGCCAAGGTACGGATACCTTGGGTTGCTGCCTCCTCCACCACAGATCAGGCAGCTGTTGCGCCAGAGGTGAGCGACGGATCGTTCGCCTCGGCACGGTGCCGGTTTCGATCTCCTAGATCTAGCCGGTTGTTGGGCCCTTCAGCCACGTTGCGAATGTATCACCACTACATGCTGCGTGGCACTGGCAACTTGCAAGGATTAATGCCATGAGCCGAATTGCTTTGAATTCCCTTGATCGAGCACGGCGGGAAGTCCTGCCCCTCGACTTGGCGCTTTATCACGCTGCTCGCGATTACCCCGGTGGCGCCGCAGCCATCGCCGCCACCACCGGCCGTAATCCCACCACCCTCCAGCACAAACTTTCCCCAACCCACCCCAGCCATTCTGTAAACATTTACGAATTCAGCGAGATCCTTGAACTGACGAAGGACCGGCGCATTCTTGATGCGGTTCATGGCCTTGTCGGCGACACCATTTGGCAGGAACTGGCTGAGGCCTATACCAACGACATGCCAGAAACACTGACTACTGGCCTCGCTACTTACTTTAGACAGGTAGCGGACCTGGCCGACACGTGGGCAAGGAGCATCGGCGACGGCGTTGTCAGCGACAGCGAATTAGCTGAGATCCACCTGCAGGTGTTCTGTGGCATTCGCGGGCTTTTGGGCCTTTTCAATCGAGCCAGTTATGTCAACCAGGCAACGCGGGGGCAGAGCGATGGCAAATCTTGCTGATCTGGCCAACGACCTGGTCGAGGAACGAATGGAGCGCGCACTGGCGACTAGAGATGCGTTGAAGGCTGAGATGGTCTGTCACTCTTTCCTGTACTGCGAGACGTGTGATGCCCCCATCCCATTAGCTCGACGAATTGCCCTGGAAGGCTGCACGCAGTGCGTCAGTTGCCAAAATTACGATGAGGTTAGGAGGGCGCACAATGCTTGATGAGGTTCTTGGACAATTCGCTGATTACGGTCTGGAGCCAGAGCAACCACTGACTTTCGGCAAACTCACTCGCTGCAAGACTTCTCAGGACAAGGGTAAGGAAAAGAATGGTTGGTACGTGGCGCATGAGTACCACACCGAAAAGGGTGAAACGCTTATTTTCGGGAGTTTTGGTGACTGGCGCTCAGGTGAGACTCAGAAGATCAGGGTCAAGCCCGGGCGCATGTCTGTCGAAGAGCGCGAAGTTATGCGTGCACGGCAAGAAGAGGCCAAGCGCCGTGCTGCCGAGGTTGCGGCTAACGCGGCGCGTCGAGCGGCCAATCGTGCGTCGGGTTTGTTCAAACGTATGCCTGATAAGGGTAAAAGTGCTTATCTAGATCGAAAACACATTATTGGATTCAGAGTTCGTTATGCGTCGCGCACTGGGGCGGTGTTGGTCCCGATGTGCAATGTTCAGGACGACATTGTTGGGCTCCAGGTTATTTTCCCTTGCAAGCAGGAGGACACCGGGCGCGACAAGATGTATTGGCCTGCAGGTATGTCTAAGGCGGGAGCCTTTCACTTAATCGGGGGGCATCCCGAACCGGGAGAGCCGTTGTTAATCTGCGAGGGGTATGCCACTGGCGCCAGCCTGCACATGGCAACCTCGATGGCAGTGGCGATAGCTTTTGACGCGGGCAATCTGCTCTCAGTAGCTAAGTCTATGCGTGCACGCTTTCCTGGGTGTCCTCTGATTATCTGCCGCGATGACGATTGGAAAACCAAACGCCCAAATGGGACACCCTGGAACCCTGGTGAGGAAAAAGCCAACAACGCGGCTTTAGTTGTCGGTGGGCAGGTGGTTGCGCCGATTTTTTCCGGCGAACGTGAACTCAAGTGGACCGACTTCAACGATCTGCACGTTGCGGAAGGTCTTGAGGCCGTGCGCCGTCAGGTACTCGCCGTCGTAAAACCGCCTGCGGCAGGCGGCTGGAAGGACAGGTTGGCTCGCAGTGAGAGCGGGGCATTGATTGCGCACATGCAAAATGTGGAACTGATCCTCGGCAATGATGAGCGCTGGGCCGGGGTCATCGGTTTCTGCATGTTTAGTTCGAAGATCATCAAAATGCGTGCCGCGCCATACGGCGGCGGTGTTGGCGAGTGGGCAGATATTGATGACGTGCGAGTAATGAAGTGGCTCGCCCAGCAGTACAACTTTAGGGTCAAGATGTCTCATGTCATGGAAGCAGTGAGTGTGGTTGCACACGATCATGCTTTTCACCCCGTGCGTGATTACTTGGGAAAGCTTGAATGGGACCGCGTGCCTCGGCTCGACAGTTGGTTAACTGACGTGCTGGGCGTCGCGCCAAGCGACTACAGTTCTAAGGTCGGTAGGCGCTGGCTGATTTCGGCGGTGGGACGAGTGATGTCTCCGGGCTGCAAGGCTGACTCTGTGATAATCCTCGAAGGTGCCCAGGGCGCTGGTAAGTCGACGGCGCTAGGCATTCTTGGCGGTCCGTGGTTCATGGATACGCCATTTGCGTTGGGCGATAAAGACGCCTTTCAGACCATTCGAGGTAAGTGGATCGTAGAACTCGGCGAGTTGGATAGCTTCAATAAGGCCGAGTCCACTAAGGCTAAACAATTCTTCTCAGCCTCAAATGATACCTATCGCGAAAGCTACGGCCGCAGATCTGTGGATGTGCCACGCCAGTGTGTTTTCGCGGGAACCACCAACCAGAATGAGTACCTCAAGGACGCTACAGGTAACCGGCGTTACTGGCCGGTCGCTTGTACCAAAGTTGACCTAGACCTGATGCGTCAGATCCGCGATCAGCTTTGGGCCGAGGCCATGTTTTGCTACGAAGCCGGTGACATCTGGTGGGTTATTCGGGATGAAGCGCCGCTGTTCGCGGAGGAGCAGGAAGAGCGCTTTGTGGTGGATGAATGGGAGGGGCCGATTCTGACCTGGCTGGAGGAGTCACAGATTGGCGAGACGGCCACGGGCGCCGAGATTTTAAGCCAAGCGCTAAAGCTGGATTTCGGGCACTGGAACAAACCGGATCAAATTCGTGTGGGTGCGATTATGCAACGCTTGGGTTGGCTGCGTGTGCGCTTGCCGGCGCTAAGGAAAAGTGGGCGTCGACCATGGGCTTACAAAAAGCCGGAGGGGTGGGGTAGCACGTCGGCCTTAGTGCAAGTTGGGGATGAGGAGCCTTGTTTCGATGATTAAGCGAATTGATGAAATGCTCAAGATCTGGGCGCAGGAACTGCATCAACTTTCTACGTTTACCGACGGTGGCTCTACCGGCGGCAACATAATCGCAATATTGATGGCGTGTAAGGGCGAGTTGATACGTGGAACGCGGGGCAGTCGGGTGCTGCTGGATGAATCGGCGGATATTGAACTGATCGTTAACAAGCACTTGTCACCGGAGCTGGCGTTGGTGGTGGTGGAGCACTACTGCAACTTCGATAGTCTTCTCTCACAGAAGATGTTGCATTGTGGTTGTAGCGCGCCGACCTATTACCGCCGACTTCATGACGCCCATGTATGCATTGCCGGTTTGTTACTGGGGAAGGCAGCATGACTTCGATTTGCTCTGTCCTATTGGCCCGTTCGGTCCCATGCATTTTTACCTCTAATGGACAGCTACAGGCCACGCGGTTAGCGGGTTGTCCCATAGTCCCATACAAATCATTATTCCCTTTGCATGTGTGCGTAGCGCGTCTGTACGTGCGCGTGCTTCGCGCACGCGTTTTATTCTTTTCTTTCTATAGGCGAGAAAAGGATAAAAAGAATGGGACTATGGGACGAGCCTTTAATTTAGGCTTTCTCAGCTGTCCCAAAGCGTTCAAAGTCTATGGGACGTACGGGACACAGAACCAAAAGCGATAACCGAATTAATGCGTTATCCCTGCGTTGTACCTGCTTCATACCTGCGTTGTACCCATATTGATCTGTGGCGTTAAAAACCTCTTGCTGCCATGATAATCCACCTGTAAAAAGTACCCATCTTCGATAGGTGCGACTGCAAAGAGCGGTACACACCACCACACAAAACCCGGCCCTCGCGCCGGGTTTTCGCTTTTATGAGGCCGGGAAATGACCAACGAACAGCAAGCGCTGGCAGAAATGCCGATCTGGTTAGTGATCGTCCTGGCCCTGGTGGGTGGTGTGTCGGGCGAGATGTGGCGAGCGGACAAGGAAGGGACGCGTGGCTGGGCATTGATCCGCCGATTGGCCCTTCGGTCCGGCGCCTGCGTGGTGTGCGGAGTGTCGGCCATCATGCTGCTGTATGCGGCAGGCATGTCGATCTGGACCTCTGGCGCACTGGGATGCCTCACCGCCATGGCAGGCGCAGACGTAGCGATTGGGCTGTACGAGCGCTGGGCGGCCAAGCGCCTGGGGCTGCGTGAAGCGCAAGCCAACGGCGAAGCTGGACCATAACCATCCAGAGGCAATGACCATGATGCGACTTGAGATGCGTGACAACATCGACAAGATCGTTAGGGAGATGCGTGGGCTCAGCAAGTCGAAGGTGCCAATAGCCGCTGCAAAAGCGTTGACCTTCACCGCCGAACGCGTACAGGCGGCAGAGAAGGCGGAGCTGGAGCGGGTGTTTGATCGGCCCACACGGTGGACGCTCAACTCGGTCTTCAAGCGCAGTGCCACGACTAGCCGCCTGTTTGCCCGTGTGTGGATCAAGGACGAAGCCAGCTCAGGCGTGCCCGCGTCCAAGTACCTGCCGGTCCACATTGACGGTGGTAACCGACCACACAAGCGATTTGAGAAAGCGCTGATCCACTACGGCTTGATGCCAGCGGACATGTACGCCGTCCCTGGTCGGCGTGCCAGGATGGATGGCAACGGCAACATCAGTCGCGGCCAGATTGTGCAGATCCTGTCTGCACTCGGAGCAGCTGAGCGGGTGTCAGGCTTCATGGCCAACCGCACTCAGCGCAGCCGACGCCGTAACCGCAACGCACCGGACTATTTCGTGGGTCGACCTGGCAACGGCACCGGCCCTTTGGGTATCTGGCAGCGTATCGGCAACGGGGCACGGCCCATCCTGATCTTCGTCAAGCGCCCGACGTATCGGCGACGCTTTGACTTCTACGGGGTAGCCAATCGCGTAGCGGACGCCGAGTTCGAGCCGCTGTTCCGGCGTGCCCTGGCACGGGAGATGGCGCGAGGCTGACCTCTTGTCGGCTTCGTGCATTTCTCCTCAAAAAGTGGCGATTTTTCAATGATTTGTCGGGGTTTTGGCTTGACAGGTCGACCTACGACCCAAAATCAATGGGTCCTTCCAGGCAGCGGGGCCATCGGGGTAATTCGAACCCCGACTTTTTTGCAGATTCAACCCGACATAGGGGGTTCCGCTTCCCCTTGAGTAACAGGACCAGACCAATGCCGACCCAACTTGAAATCGCCGAGCACCTGGATATGAGTGAGCGGGCGGCGCGTGATGTGCTCAAGCGGTTGAACCTGGACTGGCAAGCCGTAAGCCTTGCCGATATTCGTACCGCCTATATCCGTGATTTGCGCGAAAAAGCCGCTGGGCGCGGGGGCAGCCAACTTGAACGGCTCAACAAGGCGCGCATTGATGACCTGGAAATGAAGGCGGCAAATGGGCGGCTGGTGTATCACGAGAAGTTGCGCACATTGATCCCGGCAGATGATGCTGAACAGGTGCTGGCCGATTGGGCCAGTTACGCCAATCTTGAATATCTGGGCTGTATTGAGCGACTCATACAGGACATCGACAACGTGCTGAAAGTCACGGTAGATCGAGCAGGGGTAAACAAAATTGTTGGACCTACACTCGAGCGAATTGCAGGCTATGCGCAAAACCTTGGCACGCAGCTTGTTGGCAGCAGCGACGAGGTTCAGCCCGCCGCGTGACATCCCGACGGCGCAGTATCTGAGCACCGAATTTCACTTGCCTGCTGAGGGGGCAGTGTTGCGCGGCCTATATGATTTCCAATACACACCTTACTTTCTTGGCGTTGCCGCTGCTCTGGACGATCCAAAAGTCCGTGAAGTGGATCTGATGAAAGCCGCACAGATCGGCTGGACCTGGTTCCTGATAGGCTTTCTTTTCAAAGTGATTCAGCACCTGCCGCGTCCGATCTTGGTCCTGTTTCCCAGGGAAAAAGATGGCAAAAACTTTCACGATGAAAAGATTTTCTTCGGCGTCAACGTCAACAAAAAAGTAGCGAAGTTGATGCCGGTCAATACCAGTAAAACCGCTGGCAACCGCTGGGACCACAAGAATTTTCCCGGCGGGTTTCTTAAATTGGTGGCATCGAACTCTCCCGGTAACGTCAAATCCACGTCATCGGTGGGTTTGTCAGTGGTGGAAGAACCGGACGACACCAGCGACGACGTTAAGGGGCAGGGGGATGCGGTCGCCCTGCTGGAGGAGCGCGGTAAGCGTTATCCCGGTTCAAAAATGTTGGTGGGTGGGACGCCTGCTATCAAGGGCGCGAGCAAGACCGAGGCGCGGTTGGCGCTTACCGACTGCCGGGTACTGCCGATCATCTGCCATGCCTGCGGCCAGGCTCACGTATTGGACTTTGCCCACATTCGGTGGCTCGATATTCCAGAGGAGGCACAGCCCCACGAGATTTACGGGCGTGCGGATCCGGAAACGGCTGGCTACGCCTGCCCGCACTGTGGCGATATTTGGGACGATTACCAGCGAAAAGAAAACATCCGCAACACGGTGTTCAATGCAATTGACGCGGGCGATCCTTATTGCGGTTGGGTGCCGACCAAACCTTTTTTCGGGCGCGCTGGATTCATTGAACTCAACGAACTCTACGCATGTTTGCCTGGTACCCACCTGGCCGAAATTGTTCGCGAGAAACTCAATGCTGAACATCGCGCATCTCTGGGCGATCTATCGGTATTGATCAAGTTCGTCAACCAGAAACAGGGCCGTGCTTACGAGTACAAATCCGATCTGCCTGAGGCAGATAAACTGGCTGAGCGAGCGGAGGATTACCCGGAGATGTTTGTGCCCACGGGCGGCTTGGTGATCACCGCCGGTGTTGACGTGCAGCACGATCGCCTGGCGGTGGTGATGCGGGCCTGGGGCCGAGGCGAGGAGTCCTGGCTGATCTACTGGGGCGAGATTTACGGCGAGGTGGTACTGCCTAACCAGGGCGTCTGGCTGGATCTGGAAAAGATGCTGTTTGCGCCGATTCCACACGCCTGCGGTGCCAAACTGAGGGTGATGGCTACTTCGCTGGATACCTCGGACGGCACCATCACCCAAGACGCGGCGTATGCGTTCTGTCGTAAGCATCAGCGCAACGGTGTGATGGCGATCAAGGGCGCGAGCGAGCGTGGCGATACCCGTGCCGATGAACGAATGGAGATCTTCAGTGCGCCTCGGCAAGGTGTGGATACGGACAAAGAGCAAAAGGCCTCGAAGTACGGTCTGCGCCCTTACATTGTCGGTACCTCGCGGGCCAAGGATCTGTGGATTGAGGGCCGGCTGCCATTGACCGGTGATGGCCCTGGTCGGATGCACTTTTACAAAACGGTGCGCCCGGATTATTTCCGGCAAATCACCGCCGAAGTGAAGGCGCCCAGCCGGCGTCACCACTACCGCAAGGTCTGGCAGAAAAAGGCCGGCCAACCGAACGAAGGTACCGACTGCGAGACGTATGCGTTGCACGCGGCCCGCTCCCTGAAAACGCACTTGATGCGCGAGCATGACTGGGCTGGGCTCGATGCACAGATCCGGCAAGGTGCGTTGTTTGACCCGCCCGAGCCGGATCAATCCGAGCCAGATCCCGATTTCGAAACGGACGGGACCAGTCCGGCCCCCGCACCACCCGTCGAACTACCCGATCTCCCGCCCTCTGGCGGGAGAGTTGTTTCTGGGCGCCGTAGTGCAATGCGCGTGCTCTCCCAACGCAGGAATTAATTCATGGCTATCACCCTGGAACAAGCGCAGGGCCAGCTGCAAGCCTGGCTCGATGCGAGCATGAAGGTCAGCCAAAAGCAGAGCTACCGCATCGGCACCCGGCAATTGGAATACGCCGACCTTGCCGAAATCACCAAGACGATCGACTACTGGCAACAGCAAGTTGATCGCCTAGAGAGCGGTCGCCCTCGGGGGATTGTCCTGCGTGGGATTACGCCGCGATGAGCCGCGCGCCGAAAGTGCCAGAGCCGACGCTGCTGGATAAGGCCATCACCTGGCTCAGCCCTGAGCGCGGCGCCAAGCGCATGCACGCCCGGTTGACCATGACTGCCTTGGGCGGTTACAGCGGTGCGTCGAAGTCCAAGCGCACGTTGAGCGCCTGGACCCCGACGGCAGGCAGTGCGGCGGCAGATCTGCTGCCCGACTTGCCCACGCTTCGCGAACGCTGCCGAGACCTTGAACGTAACAACCCCATCGGTGGCGGTGCGATCAATACGGTGACGACGAAAACAGTCGGCACCGGCCTGGCGCTCAAGTCGGTAGTCAATCGCTCGATTTTGGGCTGGGACGAAGACCAGGCCAGGGAGTGGCAGCGCAAAACTGAATCGCTGTTCAAGTCCTGGGCGGAAACCACCAACTGCGACATCACCCGCGAGCAGAATTTCTATGGTTTGCAGGACCTGACCTGGCGGTCGGTGCTGAGCAGCGGTGATGTGTTTACGTTGCTGACCCACAAAGAACAACCCGGCCAGCACTACTCGGCGTGCATCCAACTGATTGAGGCCGACCGGGTTTGTAACCCTAGCAATAAGGCCGACACGGAAGCCCTCACCGCCGGCATTGAACGTGACGCCGATGGTGCGCCGATCAAGGCTCACATTCTGCGCAGCCACCCGGGGGCACTCGGCGTCAAAGAGCGCGTCTGGGATGACCGTCCGTTCTTCAATGAGCGCGGCGGTCGGGTGCTGCTGCATGTGTACCGCCGGCGTCGGGTAGGCCAGCCACGCGGTGTGCCGTACTTGGCACCGGTGATCGAAAAACTTAAGCAGTTGGATCGTTACACCGATGCTGAACTGGAAGCGGCGGTGGTGTCTGCGTTCTTCGCGGTGTTCATCAAACCAGGGCAGAGCGGCAATCTGAGCCCTCTGGCATCGGCCGTTACCGGCAACACCCCGGTGGGTGGCGATAAGCCCGCCGTGCGGGACCAGGGCGGTTGGGACGGCTCACTCAGTGGCGGCATTGTCGCCGAGCTGGACGACGGTGCGTCGATCGATACCGCATCACCTGGTCGCCCGAACATGGCATTCGATCCGTTCGTGCTCGCCATGCTCCGGCAGATCGGCATGGCCCTGGAGCTGCCTTATGAGGTGCTGATCAAGCACTTTACCGCCAGTTACACCGCCGCGCGTGCTGCGGTGATGGAGGCTTGGCAATTCGTTCGCGGTTGCCGAGATTTTTTGGGCCAGCATTTCTGCCAGCCCGTGTACGAGCATTGGCTTGAAGAGGCCGTGGCACAGGGAGACATCGAGGCTCCCGGGTTTTTCGACCACCCGTTGCTGCGTTATGCGTACAGCGGGTCGCTATGGGTGGGTGATGGTCCTGGCACCGTTGATCCGCTCAAAGACATCAATGCCGCCGAAAAGCGCATCGATATTGGCGTCAGCACCCTCGCCAAGGAATCCATGCTTTACGACGGCAGCGACTGGGAAGAGAACCACGAACAGCGTGCGCTTGAAGTGAAGCGTAGGCGCGATGACGGCCTATCCGTGTCACCAACGGCTCGCCCCGAGGACGAGCCTGCGGCCAATCCTGATCTTCCTGAACGGACCTGACTATGAGCGACAAACCAACCGATGCACCTCCCGTGCACCGGGTGACGGCGTTCGACCTGGTATCACGTGAGCCCTGGGCCATCACCCCGGACATGCTGCAGACCATCACCGCCATCGCCCGCCGGGAGCATGAAGGCCCGG